CTTGAACACCGGGGCGTTCAGTCAGACGCGCGGGTTTGGCTACATGCAAGGGTCTTATGGCCGCCTGACCAACCTCCGCCTGATCGTGAGCGCTGGAACCTTCTCGTTCAAGTACCGCGTCGTCGCTCTTCGCGGCTTTGGCGAGGTCTAACCATGGCAATGTCACTCGGCATCGGGATCGGGCTACCGTTCGGGGGGGCGGGGGGTGGGGCGGCTCCGACCGCGCTGCTCGTCGCGCAATTTGGAAACAGCCGCTCCATCGGTCGAGACAGCGCCTCAGGCGATGCCTGGGCGGCCAACGTGCGCGAGTGGACGCAGGCGGGCGCGCTCGCCGTGCCGGCCAACACGGTGCTCGACGTGGCCGACACCAGCGGCAACACACAGGCCACCGACCTGTCGCCCGCGCTGCCCTTTGCGGCGGACGTCAACACTCTTGCGCCGAGCGATTACGACCTGATCGTGTTCGTGGGCGAGGGGGAGGGCTCGACAGGCTGGAGCGATAGCACCTGGGATTCGGATGGTGTTCCGAACCGCCTTTCCACACTGAAGGACCGCTGGAACGCCGCCCACGCCCACCTGACGGGCCTGGGCTACACCATCGAGCCGCTGTTTTCGTTCTACATCGCCAACCCGGACACGACTTCATCGACCTTCGCGGAAATCCGCGACGATGGCGTCGAGTTCGCAACCTACATCCGGTCCAACTGCACCGGGGCGACGAGCGCGCCGGTCATCTTCGGCGGCGGACAGGCAGATGCGGAATACACCTCCACGACGTCGCCCAACGTCAACAACAACGCCGTCTTCGCCACGCTCGGCCAGATGATGAATTACGGTGAGAGCTTTAGCATCCGGGAGGATCGCTACGGCCTGGGCGGGACTTGGCCGCTCACGAACTTTGATGGCACGCATCTCTCGCGGGCGAACACTATTGTCCAAGGCCGGCTGATGTATGAGGCTTGGCAGCGGGCCAAGCTGCGGACGTCGTGGAACCCCTACAGCGGCCTTTCGTTCTTTGCGAGCCTCGACGCGGGCTACGACTTTGACATCGGCGCGGGCTACGACCTGACCGGCAATAACAACAGCCTCACGCTGCAAGGGACCAACGACCCGCTGGTCCGATACGACAGCGGTCTCGGTCGCTATGTCTTTGACCGTCCAAGCGGAACGGGGCGGGTGTGGAAGTTCCCCACCAGCGTCGTACCCCCTGCGGCGGGAAGTTACACCCGAGTTGTCCTCGTAAAGTTCGACAGCTTGTCCACGACGCAGGCGTTGCTGGAGGATCAGGACTCCACCACGACGGCGGCGGACCGCATCATCTTCCGGCACGCCCTCGGGTCCACCAACATTGTCGCGGGCAACGGTACGGCGAGCTCGGTCAATTTCCCGAACTCGCTGCTAACGGTCGGGCAGTGGGCCATGATCGCGGTGACCTACGATGCGCCGACGACGACGATGAAATTGACGCTGAACGCCGCAGTTCCAGGCAGCGGGGCTCCGACCAGTTCGGCGGTGTCGGCCAATTCGGCGCCTTATTATGGAATTCTCGGCGGGGCGTCACTGGCCGGGACTACAGCCAATCCGTTCACCGGAGATATCGCCCTGGCGATGGTGTTCGACAAGGCGCTCTCCTTGGCCGAACTCGCCGAACTTAAAACGGTGATCAACACCCGCTTTGGGCTTGCGCTGTGACCCACCAGCCCACCCACCTCGACCTTAGCCACGTCCTCGAACAGGTCCTGACCAAGCTCGGCGCGGTTGAGGCCAAGGTCGAAGCCAACGGCGAACAGACCCGCGAGGGGTTTGAACGCGTCGATAAGCGGCTGGAGGTCATAGAGGCCAAAGTCCACGCCTATGACCTCTTGAAGGCCCGGTTGATCGCCGCCGCGTCCGCCGCAGCGGTCGCCATAAGCACCGCCTTCGCCGCCTTCTGGTGGCTGATCGGGGACAAGATTTCTCACCTGCTAAAAGGTCCAACAGCCTAGCGAGGCCGACACATGCCGGCGCCTAAAAGGTCAGCGGAACAACTCGCGCTCATGCGCGAACTGGTGGAGGCCAAGCTACGCGAAGGCTTCCGCCCTATGGGAATGGCTGGGGCTGGTCCCGGCGCCATCGCGGCGGCCAGTAAGGAGGCCGTCAAGATCGGCCTCTACGGCACGACGTCCGCCTTCATTACGGCGGTTTCCAACTCGATTGACGACGTGGGCGTGGATTGGTCGCTGTACCGTCCGCGAGTCTATCAGCACACACAGCCCGAACATCCGCCGATTCCGTCGCAGGAACACACGGCGGAAGATGAGCCTGAGGGAGATCCGATCGAGGTCGCCGTTATTGGAGACGCGCACGATAGCCCGCACTTGCCGGACAAGTCTCGGTTTGAATGGCTAGGGCGGTGGATTGCCGACAATCAAATCCCCTGGGTGGTTTCGATTGGCGATTGGCTGACATTGGACAGCCTTTCAAGCCACACCGACCCGGCGACCTTTCAGGGGCTTGCCAAGCCGTCTTTCCAAAAAGACTTGGACAGCTTCCACGAAAGCCAACGCGCCTTTCAGCGCGGCCTGGGCTCGTGGAAGCCCAAGAAGGACGTAGTGTACGGGAACCATGACGGCGAAAGGCCGCGTCGCTGGGCTAACATGCACCGCGAAGTCGTCGGCGGCGCGATTGATCCGTCAATGGCGATTGACGAGGCGTGGGCTCAATGGGGGTGGCGCACAACGCCATACGGACAATTTCGCTTTATCGGCGGCGTTGGCTTCATTCATGCGCCGCTAATCCCCGGAACACCTAACAGGCCCTACGGTGGCAAAACGGGCGGCCAGCGCGCCGCCAACGACGCCATGTTCGATATAGTGAGGGGCGATGACCACAAGTTCTATGTGGCGTCGTCACCGAAGATCGGCCCTGTGAAGTCGCCTCGCGTGTTCGGCACCGCCACGGCGCTTCCGCCAGGCTACATCGAGGGTTACGCCGCCAAAAACCCTGGGGATTGGGAAAGCGGCGTTTGCCGGTTCACGATCTGGGGAGGGCGCGTTCACTCGTTTACATTTGAGGGGATGCACGTCTTGCGGCGGCGTTACGCGGACCTCGCGCTGACGGCCTAGCGCAACGCTTCAAACGTTCGGCGGCGGCGTGCGGTTCTTCGCCTGCGCGCCTTACGGCCCGGTTTAGGCTTGAGTAGGGGATTCCGTGAATTTCAGCGAAGTGTTTTAGCGATATCCCGTCGACCTTAAGCACGCAGCGCCGGTTGGTTCCTTGTTCGCGGGCGGTGGCCCATCGGCAATTTCTGGGCTCGTAATTGCCGTTCACGTCTACCCGGTCGATGGATTTCCCCTCAGGGCGCTCGCCCATGTCTTCTAGGAAATTGGCAAAGTCGTGCCACCGTTCGCAAACCGTGATGCCGCGTTCGCCGTAGTACTTATACGACTTCAGGCCGGGCTTACTGCACCGCGCTATCATTGACGACCACGCCATATAGGTAGGCGAGGCGGGTTGACGCGCACGCTTGGCGTGTCCGTGCTTCCATCGCCGGCCAAGGTTTCCAATAAGGCGGCGGCACCCGCAGCTTTGTGGTGGTCTTCGTTTGCGGCGTAGTGCGCCGGTTTCTCGTTCGACAGTCTTTCCGCACTCGCACGAAAGACGCCAGAACGTGCGCCCATTGACGAGGCCGACTTTCTCGGTGACGAGAAGCTGGCCGAAGCGATGGCCCACAAGATCAATGTTCAATGACATGCGCGAACATAACACGCGCGGCCACACACACCAACAATTCGTTCTACAATGGTTCTTTTAATCCGGCCTAGGTCACATCTTGGGTTTGACCTTTGCGCTGAACGTCAAGCCTCGCTTGACACCCCCGACATTCCCAAACCGCGAGGCGCGCATGAGCTTCATCGAGGCCGATCACCATACACGCGTGAAGGGCTGGCGCTGGCGTAGCTTCTCCCCGGCTGAGATTGCCTGCCGGGGAACCGGCGCGCTCAAGATCAGCACGGACGCGATGGACAAGCTGCAAATCCTCCGCGACCGGATCGGCTCGCCGCTGATCATCAACTCCGCCTACCGCTCGCCCTCGCACAACCGCAAGGTCGGCGGGGCGCGGAACAGCCAACACCTCCTCGGCATCGCGTTTGACGTGTCGATGGCGAACCATGACCCCGAGGTGTTCGAGCGGGAGGCGCGGGCCTGCGGCTTCACCGGCTTCGGCTTCTATCCGCCGGGAAAGGGCGACTTTATCCACATCGACACCGGCAAGCCCCGGTCGTGGGGAACGCGTTGGGAAGCGCCCAAGTTCGACGCCGAGCCCAAGGCCAAGATGATCAGCGCGCCGGCTGCGGTGGCGTCGGCAACACCCATCACGGTCGCGGCGGTGTTTGAAGGCGCGAAGCAGGCCGCTGACCCGGAGAACCTGGCGGCCATTCAAGCCGTGGTCCAGCCGATGATTCCCTACGCCTCGATTTTCCAGGGCGTGTTCGTGGCCTGCGGTGTCGGCATCGTTCTCTGGACGGTTTGGAAGCGGTTTTTCAAGAGGGCGCCCTAGATGCCTTTGCCCAACAAATCCCGCAACGTCTTCGCGGCTCCGGTCGCCAAAGCCTATCGCCCGACAATGCGGGACAATGTGGCGAACCTGTTCTCGCGGGCCTTGGGTGACAACTACCAAAGCAACGAACTGGCGCGGGGCTTGTTCGGCTCGTCGGGCCTGGGCGGCGGGCAAGGCAACCTGCTAGGCGGTCTCGGGCTTCTGGACCTCACCCCCATCGGCGCGGCGTTTGCGTTGGAGGAAGCGGGGCGGCAGATCGGCGGGGGACAACCCGTCACCGGGGCGGCTAACGTGGCGCTGGGGATGGTTCCCATTCCGGCGGTTGCGAAGGGCGGCAAGGCGGTTGTTCGGAGCGCGGCTAGGCGGGTAGCGGGCAGCAAAGCCGCCAAGCGGGAGGCGGTCAACGTGTTTGAGGATATGGCCGCGCAATCAATCCCGCGCCCGGTTCAACTCGACATGAGTGACGCGGCCCGGCTTGCGCGAGCGCGGGAGCAGGGTTTCGACACCGCCCGCCCATTCTACCATGCGACCGGCAACGCTTACGGGGATTACGATTTATCGCGGGCGGGGTCAGCGTCGGCGGCCTTTGACGAACGCGCGGCGTTCCTAACCGACAATCCAAAGGTCGCGGACACCTATCTAGGTCAGCAATGGATCAACGGGGCGTCCGACGACGTGGAGCGCATTACCGGCCAGCGCAGGCCCGGCGACGTCGTGACCATTTACAACGAGGGGTCAAATGTTCGGCCCTACTTTATCGCTCCCGAAAAGTTCGAGGAATGGGAGTTTTATGGCGGTGGCTACAGGCCGGGCCAAATGAAAGAAATCCTGAAAGACGCAAGGCGCGAGCGTGCGCCTGGGGCGCTCATGGACAACATCAGAGACCCCGGCTTCTTTGGACTTGGCGGCGGCACGCCCAGCACTCAGGCCGCCGTCGTGGACACCCGCGCGATGCGGTCCATTTTTGATCTTTTCGAGCCGCCACGGACCACAAGCGCCCGCAAGTTGCCGGACGGCTACAGCGGCGAGAAGCGTCCTAGGTCTCCAACGAGGCGCAAATGATAGCCACCCTCCTAGCCTCCCGCCTGTTTGGCCCGGTTGCATCTGTTGCCGCCGTCCTGTTCATGGCCTTGTCGGTGGGTCAGTGTACGCGCGCGATCAAGGCTGAGAACCGCGTCACGAAGGCCGAAGCGACGGCGGAACGGGCGATGACCAGCCTGACGACGTGTAAGGCTAATCAGTCCACGCTAGAGGTCGCGCTAGAGGCTCAGAACCGCGCCGTGGCGGGCCTCAAGGCGGAATCCGATAGGCGTGTAGCCCAAAGCGCCAAAGCCGCCAGAGACGCCCGCGTGGTGGCCGAAAGCGCCCGCCGTCATGCTGACCGGGTGCTGGCGATGCGGGCTCCCGAGGACGTGTGCGCGGGGGCTCTGGATGTTCTGAGGGGAGGGTGAAGCTGCGGCGCTTATCCCCACACGGTCCAGCGGTGTGGCGCCGGAAGCTTAGGTTGGGCACGAAATCCGCAACCCGCAATTGGCACCGCAGCCCCAAACCTATAGCGCGAACAACGGAGTCAATCAATGTTACGATTAGCGGCGTTAGCGGTCATCCCGTTAATCTTGACCGCCTGCGCTACGGCGTCAGAACCCCGCATTGAGGTCCGCGAAGTCCGCGTGCCGGTAGCCGTCAAGTGCGCCACCGACCCCGGCCCTAGGCCCGAGTACCCCGACACCGATGCGGCGCTAGCGGCGGTGAAAGACGTTTTCGAGGCGTCAAAGCTCGTGATGGCTGGACGTGCTCTCAGGATCGGACGAGAGGCGGAGCTAGAGGCCGCCGTTAGCGGGTGTCGCTAATCTCCCCCAGCAGCGCGTCGATCATGGCGGGCCACATAGCTTCCGCCGGCTTCGTGTTGATAGACCAGTTACCGTGCTCGTCGGGGCCTGTGCCGACGACCGGGCAGGCGTTCAACATTCCGCGCGTCGGCTCTCTCACCACTCCCAACACCCCCCGCACGATAGCCAGACACTCACGCTCTGACAGGTACGGCTTACCGGATGCGGTGCGGACGGCTTCGATCAGGTCAGCGCGGGTCATGGGGTGGGCTCCTGGGTGAGGGCGGTGCCGTCTATGCGGGTCTTGAAGGCGTCGTAGTCGCGGATGAACCGCTCGACTTCGAAACCATTCATCCCGTGATACTTTGATAGGATCGGAGCTACTCGCAAAGCCTCCTCCAACACCCCCACCCGCGCTTCGGCTGCGTAGAGGCGGGAGAGTAAGCCCAAGACGACGCGGGGATTGGCGAGCGCAATGAAGTTGGCGTCTCGCCCCTTACTGGTCGTTGCTACATGAGCATTCCGGGGGTTTGGCGTTTTGACCGATGTATCTCCGAACACATCAATTTCCCAAGGCCCCGGCGTCGCAGCCTCTGCCATGCGCTTCAGTTCGGCGTCATCCATCAGCTTGCTCCTTGGGTTCGATGGTGGCGCGGGCTCTGTCCAGATGCAGCTGATGGCGCGAGACCGCCTTTTGTGCGTCGGCTAAACAGGTTTCGTGCCAGAGGATTTCACACGCCGGGCAGTATGTGTCGCGCGACAGCGGCAGTCCGTGACCGCACTTTTCACCGGCCCTCATGCGTCACCCAGTGTTCGCGAGTAGGCCGCAAGTTCCTCGCGGGTCATCTCGTGCAGACGCTTATCTGCGAGCGGGGTGCGTAGCGCGTCGATCTCCTTCTCCATGGCGAGGAGAACCCCGAAGATGCGAGGCCATGTCTTTTGCAACGCCTCCATCTCGTCTGACTGAAACGCTGACGGCGCTCCAGTCGGCACGACCCTCGCGGCGCGAAGCCGGTCAGCGATCACGTCATAGGCGGCGGCAATTGTGCTGGTGTGGAGCCCGCGCCGACCAAGCGCGGCAACTTCTGCCTCCAACCACTTACACACCTCCTCCACCGCCTCTCGCGGGGTATCGGCTCGGATGGTGATGGGGGTCATTGGATCGGGCCTCCGACAAGCTGGTCCTTCGCTTGATCCACGAAGTCGGTCACCACATCCCGAAGCGCCTCCTTCAGCCGGTCTCTGGTCACGGTCTCCGAGGCGGCCGCTACGAACGCCTCGACAGCGCCGGCCACGCCGCCAAGAATGACTGCTTGGGCCGCCTCCGGTTGTCCGCTGGTCGCAGCTAGGCAGTCCATGATCACCCGCCGGACGGTCCCGCGCACCTCCTCGGTTACGCGGCTAAAAACGGCGTCGGGCATAGGAGGCTCGCTCATCCTTCACTCTCCGGGGGTGGTGGTGACAACGGCTTCCAGTGGGTCACGTCGGCGTCGTGAAGCGGGAAGCACAGCGTCTCGCTCATCCAGTTGTGGCGCGTTGTGCCTGAGCGAACATCCTTGCCGTCGTAGAGGTGACGCGCGCCCTGATGCACGACGCCGTTAACCAGCAGCAGGATTTTCGTCCCATCCCTCGGAGCCGTCTCTATCGGTTGCCACGTCATCCACATTCCTCCGTGCCGCAGGGCATAGGCCCAGGGTCCAGCCCAAGCGCGGCGGCGAGCGCGTAGGCGGCGAGCGTGGCGAGGAACATCACCAGCAGAAGGGCGGAGAGGCGGGTCATCCCTTACGCTCCCGCTCCCGCTGGACAGCGGCCTTGATGGCGGCGAGGGCGGCTATGATGGTGTCGTACCCGTCTCGCCGCCCGATTCGGTAAGCGTCGGCGCTGTCGGGCCACGTCTCCGCACACACCTCCCGCGCCAGGATCAGGTCAGGATCAACCGGCTTCCACCCGGTGCGGACCAGGGCGGCGGCGATTTGGCCGGTGGTGGGTTTATTGGTTGCGGGGTCCCAGAGACGCAACGCCTCCTCGTAAACCGCCCGATCCTCGTCGGTTATGGTCGGTAGTTTGGTCACGCTTCAATCTCCTTATGCCGCCAGACAACGGCTTCCGTGGTTACGGTGTCAATTCTTTTCACGGCCAGGCCAGGGACGACGTGCGCGTGCTTCTTTGCCCACTCGACCGCGTGCGAGAGCGTTTCAAAGGTGCAAGCGATACCGCCTGCCGCCGTGACAACGTGATAATCTGTGCGGGCGGTCATCACGCAAACCCCGTCAGTTTCGCCACCAGCCAGACGCATCCGGCCAAGGAAGCGAGGGTGATGACCTCGCGGAGGTACCAGTGGAAATCACGCATCGGCGGGCTCCAATTCAAATACTCGAACGCCCGCTTCGTCGGCGGCTTCGGTCAGATCATCGACCAGAACCCAAGCCCGCTCACGGTTGAACAGGGCCAGAAGGTCGCGCACGGTCTCAGGGGACAAGCGGGCGGTGCCGAGGTAGACTTGGCCTGCGGAGCAGGTGAAGCGGGTCATGCGGCCACCTGCAGGGAAGCGGCTTCCATCGCGGTCAGCTTCGCGTCGGCGGCGTCGTACCCAAGGCCAACCGTCAGCGCGAAAGCCGCGTCGGCATTGTCGGCGCACAGGGCAAGCGCGCGGGCGCTGATCACGGCCCCCTTGGCGTTGGCTTCGGCGCGGCTCCAGAAGGCCCGCTCGGCCTCCAGCGCGTGGGGCTCGTTGGCGTAGCGGGCTTCGGAAGCCGCGCGACCAGCCTGCACGTTGGCGAGATGGTAGCGGGCGCCTTGCACCCGGCCTTGGCGGAAGTCTGCGAGGCGCATCACGCGCTCACCAGCCAGGAGGCGATCCGCTCGGCGGCCCACGCTTCGTGGTCGGGCTCGTGCGGGTCCATGCCGCAGTCGATGCAGCGGTCCAGCAGCACGTTCGTCGTGCGGATGCCGGCGCGGGCGGTGTCGAAGCTCGGGTTGAGAACGAGCGCCCGACCGGCGTGCAGCGCGGCTTGGTGCGCGTCGTTCAGGAGTTCCATCTGGTGTTCGATGGTCATCGGTTCGTCTCCGTTTGCGTTGGTCCCCATAGTCACCACGCAAGCGCGACGGTCAACATAAAAATGCGCCTCTCAGTCACATTTAATGATTGACCGCGCCGTGTCCGTGCGCCACCACTAGGGCATGACCCTCGCTCAGTGGATGGCCGCCAACGGCTACAAAGACCAGCGCCTGGCGGACGAACTGTCCCTGTCGCGCTCGGCAATCACCCGCATAAGACGCGGCGAGCGCAAGCCGTCGCTTGATGTCGCCTTGCGCCTTGAGCGCGTCACCGGCTTGCCGATTGGCGCGTTGGTGGGGGCGGCGTGAAACCTGTCGCCACAAACAAACCCCAGGAGCAAAACACATGAGCCAACTGAAAAACAACACACGCAAGTTCGTGGAATATCCTGACCTCCCGATCAACCGGATTGCTGACAAGTACCTACCGGACGCCAAGGCGCATCAGGAGCATCTTGATGACATCGCCCGCGCGAACAAGGGGCGCGGCTTTGCCGTCGCCAAGGTGCGGGCGTGAACTGGACCGAGGCAGAATTGGCCCGGCTGCAAGAGCTTGTCGGGCTTGGGTGGGCGCGGCAACGCATCGCCGCCGACCTCGGGCGCACGCTGGACGCCATTAAGGCCCGTATAGCCCAAGGCGGGTTTGACAAGCCCCCGGTTCGCGCGGCGCACTGGTGGACGCCGGAGGAGGAAACGAAACTTGAGGAACTATGGCGGGCGGGCCTTTCCGCCGGTGAGATCGGGCGCATCCTGGGCAAGGGTCGCGGCGCTATCGCCGGGGCGTGCGCCAGGCGCGGCCTAAAGCGCGGCCATGATCGGGCGCGCGAGATCAGATCAATCTCCTCCGCGATGCGTTCCGAAAAGTCGCCCGTCCGCAAGCGCGTCGCCAACTGGTCAATCTCCAAGGTCCCCGCGCCGGCCGACGTGCAATTGTACGTCCCCAAGACGCATACCGTCCCGCCGACCGCAAAGCATTGGCTTCAGCGTTCGTTCGGCGAGTGCGCTTTTCCTGTAGACGGAGCCGGGGTCGATCTGGTTTCGTGTTGCCGCAGGGGCTGGCGCACAACACCGGACGCAGCCGCCTACTGCACGGAGCATCGAGCGGTCATGTATCAACCGACACGCAGCGACCTTAGCGGGCTGGAGAGGGTGGTATGAGCGGGCTGAATGAATATCGTCAGGCCGTTGCTGCAAAGCGCATTGCCACGCCCACCGTTGGGCTAAGCCGCGTTCCTGACCTCAACCCCGCCATGTTCCCACATCAGGCGTCAGTCACCGACTTTGCGCTGAGAGGCGGTCGGACGGCGCTCTTTTTGGACACTGGACTGGGCAAGAGCCTTTGCGCGCTTGATTGGGGCCGCATTGTTGTTGAACACACGAACGAGCCCGTTTTGATGCTGGCGCCGCTCGCTGTCGCGGCCCAACACCAGCGCGAAGCGGAGAAGTTCGGGATCGACGCGCGGGCCATTCGTGAGCCCGACCAGATCACCACGCCGCGCGTCTACATCACCAATTATGATCGGCTGGACAAGTTTGATCCGTCCGCGTTTGGCGGGGTGATCCTGGACGAATCCAGCATCTTGAAAAGCATGAACGGGCGCACGTCCAAGTCGCTCATTCAGGCGTTTTCAGACACGCGCTTCCGTCTGGCCTGCACCGCCACGCCGGCGCCTAACGACCATTCCGAGCTAGGCCAACACTCCGACTTTCTAGGCACGCTCTCGGCATCCCAAATGCTGACGCGCTGGTTCATTCACGACAGCGCCGACACCGGCACATGGCGCATGAAGGGCCATGCCGTCCGCGACTTCTGGTCATGGGTGGCGTCATGGGCGCGCTGCGTTTCCAAGCCATCGGATCTAGGGTTTTCGGACGATGGCTTTGCGCTTCCGCCGCTCAATCTCGAGCGCCACGTTGTGAAGGCTGATCGGTCGCTGGACAGCGGCGCCGAAAAGGACGGGCAGGGTCGGTTGTTCCGCATCCCCGACACGTCCGCCACGTCGATCCACCGCGAAAAGCGCATGACCATTGAGGCGCGCGCCGACCTGATCGCGGAGATTGTCGCGCGGGAGCCGTGTGAGCCTTGGGTCATCTGGTGCGACACCGACTATGAGGCGGACGCGCTCGTTGCTCGCATCCCCGGCGCCATAGAGGTTCGCGGGTCGATGACGGCGGACCAGAAAGAGGAACGCCTCACCGCGTTCTCGACGGGTCAGGCTCGCATCCTGATTACCAAGCCATCCTTGGCCGGGTTCGGTCTCAACTGGCAGCATTGCGCTAGGATGGCGTTTGTCGGGCTCTCGTTCTCTTACGAGGCGTTCTATCAGGCAATCCGGCGGTGCTGGAGGTTCGGGCAAACGCGCCCGGTCAGCGTCCATGTGGCGTGCGCCGACACCGAGGAAAGCATCTGGCAAGTCGTGAACCGCAAGAGCGGCGACCACGACGCCATGAAGCGCGAGATGACGGCGGCCATGCGCCGCGCCGTCCGAATTGAAAACGAACAATCCCCTTATGAGCCGACCGCCCCGGTCCAGCTCCCATCATGGATGACCGCAGCATGAGCCACGTTCTCGACAGCGCCACTGGGCGCGGCTTCTACATCGTCAACGCCGATTGTGTGGAGTTTGCATCGACGCTCCCCGACAACAGCGTGGGCTTTTCGGTGTACTCGCCGCCGTTCGCGCAACTGTTCGTCTATTCGGACAGCGAGCGCGACATGGGCAACGTGGCCGACGAGGCGGAGTTTCGCCGGCTATATTCGTTCCTAGTCCGCGAGAAACTGCGCATCACCAAGCCGGGCCGGTTGACGGCGGTCCATTGCTCGGACCTGCCGCGCACGAAAACGACGCACGGGGTGATCGGGCTTTACGACTTCCCGAGCGACATTCGGCAGGTTCACGAGGAAGCCGGATGGACGTTCCATAGCCGCATCACCGTCTGGAAAGACCCCGTCGTGGAGATGCAGCGAACCAAGGCGCTGGGGCTTCTCTACAAGCAAATTCAGACCGACGCGACGCGAAACCGCCAAGGCATGGCGGACTACGTCATGGTGTTCCGCAAGACGCCGGATGACGAAAAGGACGCCGACAAGGTAGGCCACGACGCGCGCAACTTCCCTGTCTCGCTTTGGCAGCAATGGGCCTCGCCGGTCTGGATGGATATTCAACAGACTAACGTCCTGAACGTCAAAGTCGCGCGCGAGGAAAAAGACGAGCGCCACCTTTGCCCGCTGCAGCTTGACCTGATTGAGCGCGCCATCCGGCTTTGGTCGAACCCTGGCGATACGGTGTTTTCACCGTTCATGGGCATCGGCTCGGAAGGGTGGACAGCGATTAAGGCCGGGCGTCGGTTTGTCGGTTCGGAATTGAAGCCCGCCTACTTCCGCCAGGCGGTCAAGAACGTCTCGGAGGCAGAGGCGGCTGGCGAGACGCCGCAGCTATTCGACACGGCCGCCGCATGACCATCCTCGCAATAGACCCCGGCCTCTCAGGCGCGCTTGCGTTCCTCAAGCCCTCTGGCGCACTCACCGTCATCGACATCCCGACGCTGCAACTCAAGAAGCGCGTGATTGACGAATATGCGCTGGCGCGGATCGTTGACGAGTGGGCGGTGGAGGTGCGCGAGGTTTGGCTTGAACAGGTCGCTACACGGCCAGGAGAGGGCGCGGTCGGCGCGTTCACATTCGGGCGCGGCTATGGCCTGTTGCGCGGCATCTGCGCCGCCAACTTCCTGACGATCCACGACGTAACACCCCAGGTGTGGAAGCGCGCGCTTAACGTGCCGGCGGAGAAGGATGGCGCACGCGCCGCCGCGTCTCGCTACTTCCCGAGATACGCAGGCGAGTGGGCGCGCGTGAAGGATGACGGGCGAGCCGAAGCTGCGCTGATCGCGCTTTACGGTTCAAGACAGATGCAAGCGAGGGCGGCATGACGAACGCATTTGAGACACACAACATCGGCCACCTTTCGCCGTCGTCCATCAACCTCTGGCTTAACGCGCCGTCGTTGTGGGTGATGGAAAAGCTCCTGGGCCACCGTGGGGGTGTGGGCGCCGCCGCTCACCGTGGCACGGCGACAGAGGCGGGCGTCAGCGCGGGGCTATTTGACCACGACCTGACGCTTGACGCCTGCGTCGCCGTCGCCTTGCCCGTCTATGACCGCCTTACGGCGCTTTCGGGCGACCCTAAGCGCGACACCGAGCGCGGCGTCATCCCCGGCATGGTCAAGCAAGGACTCGCCCTACGCACGCACGGCGTGCCGATCCGGCCCAACCGGGGCGACCAGCACAAGGTCGAGACGTCGCTTGACGGCGTCGGCGTGCCGGTGATCGGCTATCTCGACTGGATGTTTGTCGATGAGATTCTAGACCTGAAAACGACCCTCCGCGTTCCGTCCGCCATGAGCGAAACGCACCTGCGCCAGGCGTCCGTCTACAAGCGGGCGCACATGGATAAGCGCGTTCGGTTTGTCTACGTCAGCGACAAGAAGTCAGAGACGCACACGCTCACGCGCGAGCAATACGACGCCGCCATTGTTCAGCTTACGGGCGCGGCTTTGCGGCTACAGAAATTTCTTGCCATCTCGGCTGACCCGCGCGAACTTGCCGCCATTGTTCCGCACTCGTCGGACAGCTTTTACTTCAACGACCCGGCGACGCGCGCCAAGTCGGTTGAAGTGTTCGGTTACTGAAAGGCGACCAATGGCGACGTTTACCGTCAAGAAGTATCAGCACAAGTCACGCGGGCAACAGTTGCTAGGATTCACAATCCATAGCGGTGAACATGAGGTCTGGCGCGGCGATGGCTTCCTTGAGTTTGACTACCGCACGGCCTCCATTCAGGTCGCTTTGCGTGAGCTGAACGGCCAACCTCCGATCATAAAGGGCGAGAATATTCTTGACCGGACGGCCATGATCCTGGCCGATTGGTCCCGCCGCCGGTTCCCAGAACAAGCGGCCTAAGAGATGGGCGGTCCCGACCCTTTCGGGTATGTGTAAACTGAGGAAAATGTAAAATGGCACTAGGATTGCAGACCGAAGCCGGCGGTGGTGAAAACTTCCTTCCGGTGGTCAAGTACGACGCGCGCGCCGGGCGGGTGTTTCGGATCGACCGGCATCAGGACAGCGCGGGCAACTGGTCATCCGACGATGTGGACATCACGTCCACGTTCCAGGGCGCTTTCGACCTCGGCGCCATTGAGGTCGGCTGGGTCTATTTCGTCGCGGGCCAGGGTCCGTCCTGGGCGGTTGTCCCGCTGGGTCAGCCTCTCCCGGCCCGTCCGTCCGAGAACCACAAGCAGTGCTTTCGCCTCAAGGTGAAGCTCGGCAAGGCTTGCGGCGGTGACGTGCGTGAGTTCGCATCGCAGGCCAAGTCGGTGATCGGCGCGGTGGACAAGCTGCACGACGCCTATACGGCTGGCCTTAAGGACAACCCCGGCAAGGTACCTGTCGTCGCCATGACAGGCACGACGGCGATCAAATCGACGGGCAAGGGGCAGACCTCGACCAACTACGCCCCGGTCTTCGAGATCAAGTCGTGGGTGGATCGCCCCGCCGACTTCGACGCTGCGCCCGCCCCTGCGGCGCCAGTATTTGCGCCGGTCGAGGCCGACGACACCGAGTTTTAAGAGACCCTCCCCCGAGGCATCTAGGCGGGGCGTGAAAGCGTCCCGCCACTTTTTCAAGGGTCAAACGTGGTCAACGTGTCACCGATCCTAAGCCCCGACAAATCCGACATGACGGCCCACCTGGGGCTTCTGTTTGGTCGCGCCATCACCGGCAAAGTCGAGATAACGGGCATCCACGTCGATAAGGAAACCAAGGGCCGGACGCGCACGCGCTTCTTTGCCACTGATGATCTTGAAGCGGCGGCGGACTACGCATCCGGCCTGAACGCTCAACACGGTTGGAATGTCTACGTCGGCGCGGCGCTCCGCAAAGACGACGTGTTCCCCGACACCGCCGCTGACGATACCGATTTTTTGCGCGCCTACGCCCTTTGGGCCGACGCTGACACCGAAGCCCAGCTACAGAGCGCAAGGGCCGCCTACGCGGGCTGTGACCCCGCTATCGTGGTGGTTACAGGTCGGACGCCAGAGCGCCGCGCGCAGATGTGGTGGCCGCTCGAAACCCCCATAGACGACGCCGACACCTTGCGCGCTGCAACGCGCGGCATCGCCACGGCGTTAGGGACGGATCGCGTCGTCTGCACCGCAAAGCAGTTGATGCGGCTCGCCGGATCAATCGCCTGGCCGAAACAGAACAAGCCGGGCCGCGTGCTGGAGCGCACCGAACTGGTGCGCATTGAACGCGCGCCGCGCGAGTTTGCGATTGAACAGATCGAACGCGCCTTCCCGCCCGTGACTGTGGCGCAATCAAAGGCAGACGCGCCGCCTGAAATCACTGTCGCCCCGGCTGGCGCGCTCGGCCTTGAGGAAAAGGTCATGGACGGGCGCGAGGGCTACGCCTTCCGCCTCGTGCGCGCCACGCTGCGCCAGTACGTCGGAGAGACGGGATCGGCGCCCACGGCGGACGAACTCTACAAGGAAGTCGGGCCGACCTACTTTCGGCGCGTTGACCAGAACCGACCAGGGCGCGGGCCGACGTTCCTGTTGGCGAAGTGTCAGGAAGCCGTGCGCGCCTTTCACGCCGGCCAAATCCCCGGCATGGCGACGCTTGATGAAGCCGTCACGACCTGGGCCGAGAGGACGCATGACGACGGCCCTTTGGACGAACCGGCGGATAGTTACCCACCGCCGGAAGGTCCGTTTCGCGCCTCCGACCTGACAGGCGAACCACCTGAGCGCGTCTGGGTGGTGGATGACTGGATTGTCGCCGGGGCGGTCAATTCGCTCTACGGCGACGGTGGCCTAGGCAAGACGCTCCTGGCGCAACAGCTTGCGTGTTCCGTCGCCACCGGCGTTTCGTGGCTAGGTATCCCGGTCAAGCAAGGCTCGGTCCTCGCTATCTTGTGTGAGGACGAAAAGGACGAGCTTCACCGGCGCCACAACGCCATCAAGGCGGCGATGGGTCACACCATCGGCAACCCGTTTGACGACGTCTGGCTATGGCCCAGGGTCGGTGACGACAACGCCCTGATCCGCTGGGACAAGGATTCAAAGCCTATCGTCGGCGCGTTCTGGGAGCGGATCGAACAACAGATCGAAGCGGTCCAACCGTCGCTCCTGATCCTCGACACGCTGGCCGACTTCTACGCCGGATCGGAGATCGACCGGCCCCAGGTCAACTATTTCGTGAAGACGCTGCTAGGCGGCCTTATCAAGCGCCAGGCGGCCAAGGGACATTCCCTGACCATACTCCTGCTAGGTCACCCCTCTGTGGCCGGGAAGGCGTCAGGGAGCGGCTACAGCGGCTCGACGGCGTGGAACAACGCCGTGCGCTCGCGCATCTATCTGACGCGCCCTGAAGAGGGCTCAACCGACGACCGGATGCTGACGCGCGGCAAGGCGAACTACGCCAAGTCAGGCGACGAAACGGCCATCCGGTTGTTCTTTGACCAGGGGGTGCTGCACCCCTGCGATGACGCCGAGGACGGGGATGGCGTGCTGTTCGCCGCACGCGAGGAAGCGTGCGCGCTGGTGGACAAGGCGTGGGCGTCAGGGCGTCCCTACGCAGGCCGCAAGGAACACCCCCGATATATCTTCAAGGCCCTGCCGGCGGACATGATGAAGGCCGGTTTCAGCCCCTCTGTATCGCGCCAGGCCCTGCGTGAATTGATCACGGATGACGCGGTTATCAGCCTCGCCAAAGGCCGCGACAAGCGCGGCTACCGCACCTCAAGGTCGGGCGAATGACCGTGAACAAGACGCTAACTCATGTGGGCGGTGATGTGGGCGGTGATTTTACCGCCACACGTCATGTCTTTGAAATGCTTACGAAAAATGTGGGCGTACGCCACACCGCCACAATGTGGGCGTACGCCCACAAATTAACGAACAAAGACAAACGCTTAGGGGTCGCGCGTACGCGCGCGCGCGTTTTAAGGGTTTTGCGGCGCTGCCGCCGCTACGCGGCATCGCCACCTAAGTCAGCGGAGAACCATAGCCATGCCATCACCATCTGACGCCGGAACCCTTCAGGCCATTTTCGAAGGCGTCGAAAACGCCCGATCCGAAGCGGAGACGGAATGGGGGTTTGAACGCCTCCCGATGCTGGTATCCGACGACCTGCGGGCCAAGCTCTATCGGCAGAAGGTCAAGTGGTCGGAAGCCTATCAGGCGGCCTGGGCGGCGGACACGTTGACGCGCGCCATGCTGGATGATGTCGAGAAGCAGGCGGGCGCCATGAAGCGGGCGTGGGCCGCGCTATCGCAGGCCGCCACCGACGCCGGCCACAGACCCGTGAAGCCGTGGGTGTGGGAGATACCGCTCGCCAATGGGACCGTCGCCGCCCTGGTCCGAACTGACGCCGAGGTCGCGGACGTTGAGGCGTCCGGTCGGTTCGTTTCGGTCTATACGGCCCGCGAGATTGGCAATATCATCGACGCCCTGCCCCCGACGCTGGTCGAAGCAAAGCGCGTGTTTCCCGGTTCCAAGTTTCAAGGCTCGTTCAGCCGCGCCTGGGTGAAGGACGGCGACGAGATTCCATTTTGACAAGGAGCAAGCAGGATGGCCCGAACCGCCAAGAGCCGCGCCTTTGCCTCGGTCGCCAAGGCCCACCACGCCCGCACCCGCGCAAACCTCGTCCGCCAGGCCGAACGGGAACGCGCCAAGGCCGAGGCTCTGGAGGTGTCAACCGGAGTTGAAGAAACCGTCGCGCTTGCCGAAGGACGCGGGGAGGCGTTCGAGCGTCCGAAGCAGCGACCGGGCGAGCGACAGAAGCCCGTGCGGCGATTGAACGGCCTGGCCTACCTCGTCAGCCGCAAGGTGCTGTCCACCGAGCTTGCCCAGATCGGCGAGGCATGGGGAGACCTCTACCGCCAAGCCTACGGAGACCCGCCGCTCCGATCCTGCATCAACGACAGCATCGGCGGAGGCGGTGACCCTACAGGATCGGCTCTGGTCGCCGCACAAGCCCGCGTGGTGGCGCAACGCAGGCTCCGGGCTATGTCGGGCCACATCGAAGCCGTGCCGGCCCTGTATGGCGCGCTGACGGCCATCTGTGGCGTCGGCCTGACGTGTCGCCAGTACGGACTGACGGACAAGGGCGCGCTAGTCGTGCAGACAAACCTGATCGCCGCGCTGGAGTTGATGCGGGCGGGTGTGAGGCGTGCGGCCTGAGTGCGGAAAAAACGCGCCCTCCGTACCGATGCCGCTTGACGTATGCGGATTGAGCCAGCATATAGAGAGGGCAAGGGGATGCTCCCCACCGAAAGGACAGACAGATGACCGTCAAAACGCTCCGCACCGTTTCGCAGTTCTGGGACTGGCTCGACCGCAACGATGACGCCCGGTTCTGGGAACTCTACAACGCCAACCAAGAGGCGGCCTCTCCCGAACTTTCTGCTGAGATGGAGCGCCACGCCGCTTGGCTTATCGGCTCGACCGACGCCGCCGCCCACCGCGCGGAGGTCAACTTTGGGTGCTAAAGTGGACCGCAACGACATAACGGCCAACGTGATGCGCGCGGCCCTGATACTCGCGGCTCGCGAAAAGCCACTCACCCGCTGGCGTGACCTCAAGCAGTCGGAGCGCACCGAATACGTTAAGCAGGGCCGCCGCATTTTGGAAAGCATCGCAAAGCACCAGCCCGAGTGTTGGCACGACGAGGCATAAGCCCCCCACCATACCCCCCCAAAGCCTCCGGCGCCCAGCGTTCGGAGGCTGAAGGCGTAGGGGAACCTCCCCGCTGGAGACAGACAGATGACCCACTACGTTGTTGACTACGCCGCCAAGGACGCGCCCGACCAGCCCATCGTGTCCGATCCGATGCGCCTCGATGACGCCAAGGCGATGGCCCGCAAGATCAGCCGCCAGCACGGTTCGGCCTATGTGATCCGGTGCGTTGTCGCTGCCGACACGGCGCGCGTCACGCAGGCTGGACAGGCCGTCTACTATGACGGCGGCTTCTCCCACACGGATGGCGATTTCTAGATGACCCCCCTCCAACTCTACAACGCCCGCCACACCCTAGGCCACATGTGGGGCAAGGGCCGCCCCCTCATGGCCTCAGAGCTAGGCCGCGCCCTACG